ATGACGATTGAAGAAGCGCAGGCAATCATTGAAAAAACAGGCAGCCCGCACCTAAAGCGGGACATGGAGAAGTTTATTAAACGCCAGCAGAGGAAGGAGGGCGCGTATGGCAAGGCCAAGAAAGGAAATAGACCAGAAGCAGTTCGAGAACCTCTGCGGCCTGCAATGCACGCTTGAGGAAATCTGCGGTTGGTTTGACGTGACCGATAAAACACTGGATAGTTGGTGTAAACGCACCTATCATGCCAGTTTTTCCGAGGTATTTAAACAAAAGCGCGGAGCTGGGAAAATTTCACTGCGTAGGAGCCAGTGGCAGCTTGCGGCAAAGAACGCAAGCATGGCTATTTGGCTGGGGAAACAGTACCTTGGGCAGCGCGATATTGTGGAGCTGGGTTTGCCGACTGACAACACGCAGGATGACGCATTGAGCGTGAGCCTGCGTGAAATGGCAGAAGGGTTGGAGAGCGATGGGTAAATATAGAAAAAAGCCGGTTGGTATTGAAGCATTTCAGTTAAACGCAAGAGGGCTTGTCGGAGAAGATTGGTTTTGGAATGCAGTTTCGGAAAATACAATTGTTACCCATGACTTTGGCAAGCATTATCCGAATCCGGCATGTGAAGGGACAATGATTGCTAAAGCCGGAGATTATATTATTCGGGGCGTAAATGGAGAAATTTATCCATGTAAGAGCGAGATTTTTCACGTGAGTTATGAGGCTGTCCTATGATTTCAGAAAAGCAGCAGAAAATCATGGCCTTTCCGTATTCCAAATACGACGCGCTTATCTGCGATGGCGCTGTGCGTTCCGGCAAGACCTCCATCATGATGTGGGCGTTTGTGCGCTGGGCGATGGAGAATTTCAGCGGTCAGCGCTTCGGTGTGTGTGGCCGCACGGTGGATAGCTGTACCAAGAATATCATCGTGCCGTTTACGGCGATGAGCCTTGCAAAGGAGCGCTATATCATCCGCTGGCGGCGCGGCGACAAGGTAATGGAAGTGCGGCGCGGAGCCGTGACGAATTACTTTGAAGTGTTCGGCGGAAAGGACGAGGCAAGCTATACACTGATCCAAGGCCGGACGCTGGCGGGTGTGCTGCTGGACGAAGTTGTGCTGATGCCGCGCTCGTTCGTGGAACAGGCGCTGACCCGCTGCTCCGTTGACGGTGCAAAGCTGTGGTTTTCTTGCAACCCGGGAAGTCCACAGCATTGGTTTTATACAGAGTGGATCAAGCGAAACCGAGAGCGGAACGCGCTGTATCTGCATTTTGAAATGACGGACAACCCCGGGCTGTCTCAGAAAACGCTGGAGCGGTATCAGTCGATGTTTACGGGCGTGTTTTATGATCGTTACATCCGTGGACTGTGGGTGCTGGCCGAGGGGCTGATTTACCCCATGTTTGACGAGAGCTGCATTGTGGACGAGCTGCCGGAAAAGGGAGAATACTATGTTTCCTGCGACTACGGCACGCTTAACCCGTTTTCTGCAGGACTTTGGTGCTGGGACGGCAAGGCGGCCACGCGCATCCGTGAGTATTACTATTCCGGGCGCGAGAGCCAGAAGAACAAGACGGACGAGGAATACGCAGACGAAATTAAAAAGCTCATCGGTGAGGCAGATGTCAAAAGCATTATCGTCGACCCGTCTGCCGCCTCGTTTATCGAGGTTTTGCGGCGGCGCGGTTATATGGTCCGCAAGGCCAACAACGATGTGACAAACGGGATTATGACTACGGCTCGGTTTTTGCAAGACGGCATTCTCAAAGTGCATCGTGGCTGCAAAGACTGCATCCGCGAGTTTGGGCTGTATCGGTGGGACGAAAAATCCGCCGACGACAGGCCAATCAAGGAAAACGACCACGCAATGGACGAAACGCGCTATTTTGCCTATACGATTTTGAAAAATAAGGCGTATAAGCGCGATTATGTCCCCATTTGGAGCAGATAGGAGTGAGCGGAGATGAAGACATATAATGACCTTGTGGCGGTGGGTGAGGATGAATGGGCGCGGATGGAGTTTATCCGAAGCGCAATCAACGAGCACCGCGAATCCCACGCATACAAGACGGCGGCGGATGCGGAGGAATACTATAACGGCCTGAATCCGACTATCAACCGCTATGAAAAGATCATCTACGATATGCAGGGTCGCGCCCACACGGATATGTGGACGGCGAACCACAAGCTGGCCAGCCGGTTTTTTGGCCTGGCGGTGGATCAGGAGGTTTCGTATCTGCTGGGAAACGGCGTAACTTTTGCAGAGAAGGAAACGCCGAACAAGCTATGCCCAGACTTCGATCAGGAAGTCATGGATGCAGCGCGTGAGGCGAAAATTGCGGGCGTGTCCTTCGGTTTCTGGGATTTGACGCATTTGCGTGTGTTCTCCCTGCTTGAGTTCGTCCCCCTCTATGATGAAGAGGACGGCGCGATGAAAGCCGGTATCCGGTTTTGGCAGGTGGCACAGGATAAGCCGCTTAGAGCGACGCTGTATGAGATCGACGGATTTACCGAGTATTTCCAGCCCAGCGGCGAGGATATGACCGCCATGCAGCCAAAGCGCAGCTATAAGCTGATCGAGCGCAAGGCGGAAGTCGGCGAAACAGAGATTTACGACGGCGGGAATTATCCGAGTTTCCCAATCGTGCCGCTGAAAAACAATAAGCGGTGTCTGTCCGAGATCGTCGGCAAGCGCAACACCATTGACGCGCTCGACCTTGCGTCCTCTAACATGGTAAACAACGTGGACGAGGGCAATTTGATCTACTGGGTGCTGTCCAACTGCAACGGCATGGACGATCTCGACGATGCGAAATTTGTGGAGCGCTTGAAAACCACCCATGTCGCCCACGCCAACGGCGATGATGGCGCAAAGGTGGAGAGTAAAACTATCGAGGCTCCCTATGAGGGCACCAGCAGCACCATTGATATGCTCAAGAAAAAGCTGTACGAGGATTTCCAGTGTTTTGACGCTGCGGCAGTATCCGCAGGGAACCAGACGGCGACCGCAATCAAGGCCAGCTATGTTCCGCTGGATCTGAAAACGGACAAGTTTGAATCCGAAGTCACGCGGTTTATCATGGAAATTCTGCGTTTGGCAGGCATTGAGGATCAGCCGAGTTACACGCGTAATCAGATTATCAACAAGAGCGAGGAAACGCAGAACATCCTTCTGGGCGCGGCGTATTACGATGACGAATACATCACAAAGAAGCTGCTGACGATCAACGGTGACATCGACCAGTATGAGGACATGGCAAAGCGGAAGGCAGCAGAAGAGATTGACCGGAGCTTTGCGGAGCCGGTCGCGCCGGGGGTGAGCGGCGATGGCGAACAGTGACCTCGGCCACAAGCTGACAGACGCGGAGCTCGCAAAGCTGGAGCGGCGTATTGCAAAACTATACCGCGAGGCAGGGAAAGAACTGCAAGAAACCATTGACGCTTACTTTGAGCAGTTCAAGAAGCGCGACGAGGAAATGAAGGCGCTGATCGGCACCGTGCAGAACGGCAAGGAATGGACGGAGGCCGACTATAAGCAATGGCGGCTCAATCAGATCGGGCGCGGAGAACGCTATCAGGCAATGCGCGACAAGGTGGCGCACCGCGTGACCGACGCAAACGCCGTGGCGGTGTCCTATACCAACGATGCAACGCCGGGTATCTACTCGCTCAACCGCAACTATTCGGCCTATACCATCGAGCAGGTCGCGGGCAACGTCGGCTTTGACCTGTGGGACGAGCAGACGGTGAAGCGGCTTATGGTAGAGCAGCCGGACTTAATGCCGTATTACCCGCCGAAACGCGCCTTAAAGCGCGGGATAGACCTCGCGTACGGTAAGAAGCAGATCACGGCAAGCGTGACAAGCTCTATCTTGCAGGGCAAGAGCATCAAGCACATGGCGGACGACTTGCAAAAGCGCATTACCACCATGAGCCGTGATTCCGCTATCCGCACCGCCAGAACCGCCGTGACCGGCGCGCAGAACGCCGGACGCATGGACAGCTATGCGGCGGCGGAGAAGATGGGGATAAAGCTCAAAAAACGTTGGTTGGCTACGCTGGACGCGCGTACACGCCACTCTCATGCCATGCTTGACGGTGAACAAGTGGCGCAGGACAAGAAATTTTCCAACGGTTGCCGCTTTCCCGGCGACCCACAAGGGCCACCGTGGGAGATATATAACTGCCGCTGTACGCTTGTTGCGGCGGTGGATGGGGTAGATACCTCATCGGCGCAGAGACGCGCCAGAACCCTCGCTACGGGGCAAACAGAGGTTATCTCGGATATGTCCTATGCGGAATGGGCTGGATGGAAAAAGGATACAAAGCAAGTTGCAAGTGCGGCAAAATCTGATATAATTAAAGCAAAGCCCGAAATAAAGCCAGTAACTTTAAGCCTTTCCAACTTAGAGGAATTGGAGAAGTGGCAAAACGAATATTATGCGACAAACTCGAGCGTCGAGTTTACCAAAAAAGCAAATCCGAATATATCCAAGTATTCCGGCGGTGCGTATAGCGCAATTAACGCCGTAGAGCGCGGCGGCGCGGCGTATGAAAAGGCGCTGCGCTGCTATGGGAACCTCGACGGGTACAAGGAGATAAGCGACGGCGTTTCTGCGGAAATATCAAAGTTCAAGCTTTCAACGGACTTGAACGTGAAGCGCGTTGTCGGTGATGTTGGGTATATTACGGGAGGCGGTTCATCTGTTGATGATATGGTCGCGAGTATTGGAAAGCTATATACAGAAAAAGGATTTACAAGCACGACAATAGCGCAAGACGCGCAACTCCCGTTTGGAGGACACAAAGATACGCAGACGGTTCTTGATATTATCGTGCCAAAATCAACACGCGGTGCTTATATTTACAAAATGGCAGACAACCCGGCGGAATTTGAATTTCTGATAGACAGAGGCACAACATATAAAGTCCTTGATGCGGGTGAAAGAACTGTTAAAAAAAGCATTTTCGACTTAAAATCAAGAGAGTTTGTGGAGAAAGAAGTCCCCGAACGATATATGAAATTGGAGGTTGTTTCGCAATGAAAGAGACGGTGCTTGACTGGCTCCCGATGTTTGCGGAGTTTGTGAAAGACCCAACATCTGATTTTTCTGTTGGGGATTTTGTGGAAATTGAAAAAACGGCTACACCGAAGGCAAAAAACGCTTACAGGGAATACATCAAATTCATTTCTCACGGATTGCAGAACTGGGATGATCTGATTATTGAAAATCGGCGTATTGTTGGTATCGCTAAAACTGCAACGGGGAAGTCGAAAAGACAATGCGAGATCGTCATGAGGCTTATAAAAGATGGCTGGATTGACAACAATCCATTTATAAAAGGGTAAGTTTATGAGCGTTACAATCGAAGACCACAGCGCGGAGGTTTCTGATGAAATCAAGGCGGCGCTGCTGCGGGGGCTTGAAAAGTGCGGGCTGGTGGCAGAGGGATATGCGAAAAAGCTGTGCCCCGTTGACACCGGCAACCTGCGCAACAGCATTACCCATGTGGTAGACGAGCAGGAACCGGCGGCAATCATTGGATCGAACAATTCTTACGCCGCGTACGTTGAAATTGGCACCGGCATTTACGCCGAAGGCGGAGGCGGGCGGCCTACACCGTGGGTGTACCAAGACGCAAAGGGCAACTGGCATTACACGCGCGGCAACAAGGCGCAGCCATTTTTGAAACCCGCTGCCGCCGACCATGCGAGCCAGTACCGCGAGATATTGGAGGACGAGCTGAAAAATGGATAAGGAAACCATCAAGGCCATTGAAGCCATCATCAAGCGCGGCAACGATGCTGAAATACGCCGAAAAGGCGACGGGTACATCGTTTTAGAGGTCAATAAAACAATCAAATACAGCACTTCCGCGCAATAGGGCGCGGGAAAGGGCAATAGGAGCCAACTTGTAAGGATTTCTTACAGGTTGGCTCTTTCATTTTGGGTAAAACCCGCGAGGCACAGCGGTTTTTATACAACGTTCGCCCCCGAAGAATTGGGGCCAAAGAAAAGGAGAACGAATAACATGGCGAAATTTACGAGAGCGGAAATCAGAAATATTCTCGGCGAGGCTTGCACCGAAGAGATCGAAAATCGCTTGGTTGCGCTGCATCTGGGCGTGGTTGACCCCCTCAAGGACGATCTCACGAAGTACAAGGCGGACGCGGAGAAGCTGCCCAGCGTCCAGAAGGAGTTGGACGACCTCAAGGCGGCAGGTGACGGCGGCTATAAGGAGAAGTACGAGAAGGAACACTCGGCTTTTGAAGCCTTTAAGACCGACATCACGGCAAAGGAAAGCAAAGCGGCAAAGGAAAAGGCCGTGCGGGCTTACTTTGAGAGCAAAAACATCACCGGCGCGAATCTCGACCTTGCGATGCGCGGCTGCGGCGAGGAAATGGCCGCATTGGAGCTGGACGGCGAGAAGATCAAGGACACCAAGGCCCTTGATGCGCTCGTAGACGGCACCTACAAGGGGCTTGTTTCCACCACGCAGACGCACGGTGCGAATCCCGCCAATCCCCCGGTGAACACTGGCGGCGGCGCAAAGACCCGCGAGGACATCTACAAGAAGGACGACAAGGGCCGCTATGTAATGTCTACGGCGGAGCGCCAGAAAGCACTTGCCGATCTGATGGCAAGCGAAAACAACTGATTTTTTGAAAGGAGCTATTTATGGCTGCGAAAACTAACGTAACAACTTCTGCCCAGTTTACCACTTCCGCCCGTGAGGTGGATTTCGTGTCCCGCTTCGCTGATAACTGGGACGCACTGCGGAACATCATGGGCATCATGCGTCCCATCCGCAAGGCCCCCGGCACGAAGCTGGTTTCTTACAAGGCCAGCGTGGACGGCGGTCTCAAGGGTGGCACCGTGGCTGAGGGTGACGAGATCCCCTTCACCAAAATGAAGGTGGAGCCTGTCGCCTACGACGACATCGACATTTCCAAGTATGCCAAGAGCGTGACTATCGAGAGCGTGGCGAAGTACGGCGCTGATGTTGCCGTGGAGAAGACCGACGAGGCGTTCCTCGTGGCCCTGCAGAACAAGGTTTTGACTGACTTCTACACCTTCCTCGGCACCGGCACGCTCAAGGTAACGGAAAAGACTTGGCAGCGCGCTCTTGCGATGGCAAAGGGCAAAGTGCTGGACAAGTTTGCCGGTCTCGACAAGGACGTGACCGAGGTGGTGGGCTTTGCCAACATCATCGACGCTTACGATTACCTGGGCGACAAGGAGATCACCGTGCAGACGATGTTCGGAATCAACTACGTGGAGAACTTCATGGGCTACCGCACCCTGTTCCTGCTGCCCGAGAAGTACATCGCCTCCAAGAAGGTGATCGCTTTGCCCGTGGAAAACATCGACCTGTACTATGTGGACCCGAGCGACAGCGACTTTGCCAAGCTGGGGCTGAATTACACCGTGAAGGGCGAGACCAACCTGATCGGCGTCCATGTCGACGGCGATTACAGCCGCGCCACGGGCGATATGTACGCCATCATGGGCATGAAGCTGTGGGCTGAGTATCTGGACGGCATTGCCGTGGCTACCGTTTCGGTGGCCGGCGCGGGCTAAATAGGAGGGCAGCGTAATGCTTGAACAAGTCTTGCGGCATTTGAACAACTGGTTCCTTGTGGAGATTCGCGAGGGCACGTTCACCGTGGAGAACGGCAGCATTGCGCTGCCCTTTCTCCTGACCAATCAATATTTCCGTATCTGCGGATCCGTATTTAACGATGGCCTGCACCAGTACCCGGTGACCGACCTCACGGATGAAACCTTTACCGGGACGGTGTGGGTGTTGGCTGTGCCAAAGGCTGTGCTTGTGCTTGCCGAAGATATCGCCGCATGGGAAGAAAAGAACGGTGAAGCCGTTTTAAGCCCGTACACGAGCGAAAGCTTCGGTGGATACAGTTACACCAAGGCGAGCGGCGGAAATGCCGACACGAGCGCTGGGACGGGCTGGCAGGGCACTTTTAAAGGCCGATTAAATGACTGGCGCAAGCTCAAGGGGGTGGAACCGTGACTTTACTGGACGATTTTGCCCACAAGTGCATTCTGATGGAGAAAAAGCGCACGCCTGACGGCGCGGGCGGCTACATCACTGCGTGGGAAGAGGGAGCGGAGTTCCTCAATTACCAGTCTCTTGACACATCGATGGAGGCGCGAAAAGCGGAAAAGGAGGGTGTGACCTCGGTATATTCCGCACTGGTCAATCAGAGCGTTCCCATCGAGTACAACGATTATTTCCGCGATACGGAAACGGGGATTACCTATCGCGTGACCTCAAATCCCGAGGAAAAGGCCGCGCCGAGGTCTGCGGGCGCAATCATTAAGGCGCTAAAATTCTTCACTGCGGAGCGAAAGGAGCTGCCGAAATGACAAAGGACAAGGCGCTCCATGCGTGGTTTTCCCAATTCCTCCCGTCGTATCCGACCTCGAATGTGCCGGAGGACGCGACCTTCCCGTGGCTGACCTATGAGCTTATCACAGGATCATGGGAGAGCGGCGAGACCGCGCTGACGGTCAACCTCTGGTATTACACCGAGAGCGAAGCGATGCCCAACGCAAAGGCACAAGAAATCAGCGACGCAATCGGCATGGGCGGCTGTATGGTCGCCTATGACGGCGGAGCAATGTGGATCAAGCGTGGCTCCCCGTGGTGTCAGAACATCGCGGACGAAAGCGATAAAAACATCAAGCGAAGGTATCTCAACATCACGGTGGAATACCTATCGCAAAACTGATGAAAGGAAGAAAATATGAAATTCACAAAAATTCCCTCTGATGCATTTCAGAAGCTCCAGATAAACGCCGGTATTCTGACTACCGATTTTACCCCGGCCACCGGCACCATCGGGGAATCGGGGCAGATTGGCGCGACGACCGGCGGCATTAGCTTTACCGCAACGCCCACCTATAAGGACTATGGAGAGGACATCGACAACTGTCCCAAGAACATGAAGGAACTGAAACGGGTGGATTCCTGGGAGGCGAAGATTGCGGGTACGTTCATTAACGCAGACACCAAGATTGCAAAGAGCCTTTGCGGTGCTGCCGATGTGGGTACCAGCGATGGGAAGGTCACGCCTCGGAACGATCTGTCGGACGCTGACTTTGCCGACATCTGGCTGGTGGGCGACTACTCCGACAAGAACGGCGATAAAAATGGCGGCTTCATCGCCATCCACCTGATGAACGCACTGTCCACCGGCGGCTTCCAGCTGAAGACCAGCGACAAGGCGAAAGGGCAGTTCGCGTTTGAGTATACGGCCCACTACTCCATGAGCGCACAGGACATTGTGCCATTTGAGATCTACATCAAGGCCGGTACGGCGGAGGCGTAACACCATGAAACTGTCAAAAATTAAAGGGGAGCGAGTGTTTGATGTTATCGCAGACATTATCGATCCTATTGCCAACATAGCCGAGGACAAAGAAGCCGCAGCGTTGTTTCAGCGTCAAAAGCTCCCGGATGGCGTAAATGCAAAGGACTTTGTATTGGCAAGGGTTAAGAAATCTGCTCCGCTGCTTTTGCGTGGACACAAGAAAGATCTGATCGCAATTTTGGCGGCTGTGGAAGGCGTGCCTGCAAAAAAATATGCCGCTGGGCTGACGCTTGCCAAGTTGCTGGTTGATGTTACTGAGCTTATGACAGACGAGGCATTTACGGACCTTTTTACATCTGCGCAGACCGAGACGGCAAAAACGCCGTCCGGCTCTGTGCAGGAGAATACCGGGGAAGCCAAAGAGTAAAGCCATTCCTGTCATACTGTGTAGCGCGGTATAAGCAGGATGCAGAAGAAAAAGCATATCGAATTTATTCTGCTGACCTGCTTAAAGCAATATGCGAGCGATGCGGGGGCGTTTCAATCGATAAGCGATATATTGAAATTATAGATGTGAGCAAAAAAGACAATCGCTCATGTGAAGAAATCACCAGCGATATTGTCAATCGTTGCGGGTTACAAGTTAAAAAAGCCGCCCCGTAAAGGGGCGGCGGGCGAATATGCGTTACTTGAGGACATAATCAGAAATCATTCTTCCGATTTTCCCGATGTCTGTGCCTCCCTTAAACTCAAACGTTGCGACATAACCATTGGAGAATGTCAGAACAAGTTCGCTATCCGGGATGATTTCGGCAAAGCCTGGGGTTTGCACGGAGAAAAACTGCACTTTCGAATAGGGCATAGAGCTGAAGGACTTGCGCTTTCCTGTAATCCCCTGTACATCAACCGATATGACTCGCTTGTTAGTAAAAATCAGCTGGTCGCGTACGGTCTTAAATGCGGCAGCGATTTCTTCCCCGTCAATCAACAAGCCATTCACTTCACCACGCACATCGGAAACGGGAATCGGCTTTAAGTCCCACGCAGAATCTTTGTTAAAACTTATCATAAATAATCCCTCCTTGCCGATATCATACCATACTATCAATGGAATGTCACGAATAATTTTCAGAATTTACAAAGAGAGCGAGGTGAACGCATGAATCTTCTTGATCTGTTTGTGAAAATATCTGTGCAAGACGAGGCAAGCGAAAATGTAGAGACATTATCAGGAAAATTCAAAAATGGGCTTGCCGCTGCGGCTAAAGTCGGCGCCGCAGCTGTAAGTGCGGCTGCTACCGGCATTGCCGTGCTTACAAAAAAAGCGCTTAACAACTATGCTGAGTATGAACAACTGGTTGGCGGCGCACGGCTTATGTTTGGCGAAGCCTATGACTATATTGCAGATAAGGCGGCAAACGCATACAAGACCGTGCAAATGAGCCAGAATGACTATTTGCAACAGGTAAACGGCTTTGCCACAGGACTGAAAACTGCGCTTGGAGGAAATGAACAGGCGGCAGCAGAACTGGCCGACAAGATTATCAATGCGGAAGCGGATGTTGTCGCGGCAACCGGCAATTCACAGGAAGCTGTGCAAAATGCTTTCAATGGAATCATGAAGTCCAACTATACCATGCTGGACAACCTGCAAATTGGTATAACGCCAACGAAGGAAGGATTTCAAGAAGTCATTGACAAGGTAAATGACTGGAACGCCGCAAACGGACGCGCCACAGAATACCAGATTGAAAACCTTGCGGATTGCCAAAGTGCCCTTGTCGATTATATTGAAATGGTCGGAATGCAGGGGTACGCGGCAGACGAAGCGGCGAAAACCATTCAAGGCTCTGTTGCGTCCATGAAGGCCGCATGGAGCAACCTGCTTACCGGCATTGCTGACGATAACGCCGATTTCAAGACACTTACAGAGCAGTTCGTTGATAGTCTTGTTACCGTTGGCGAAAATATCATTCCGCGCATAAATATCATCATCCAAGGGCTTACGCAACTCATAACAGAAGCGTCCCAAACAATCATTCCGATGGCAGTCCAGATTTTGCTTGAAAACCTGCCAAGCATTGTTGCTGCTGGCATGGATTTAATCATTGCGCTTGTAAGCGGCATCCTTGACAACATCGATATGCTGATTGACTGTGTGGTGGAAATGGTTGATGTCATAGTCGATAAGCTGATTGACAACCTGCCGAAACTGACCGATGGTGGAATCAGGCTGATTGCTGCACTTGCTAATGGACTGATTCGTGGCATACCGAATTTGGTATCAAAAATTCCACAAATCAATTCGTCTATCGTGAAGGGGATTATCAGCGGCATCCCTGCAATTTTCGATGTCGGCAAGAACATAGTCGAAGGACTTTGGAACGGCATCAAAAGCATGGGTTCGTGGGTTTCTGGAAAAGTAAAAGACTTTTTCGGTGGAATTGTAGGTGGAGTTAAGGATTTCTTGGGCATCCACTCCCCGTCTAAAGTGTTCGCCGGTATTGGCGGCTTTATGGCTGAAGGCTTAGGCGAAGGCTTTGACGATCAATTCAAGTCCGTAAAAAAGGACATTGAAAACAGCATGGACTTTGACGCTGGCACAATTACCGCAGATGCGAACATCAGCAGGCACTATACAAGTGGTTCTTACGGAGCAGCAAGCACAAGCTGGGGCGGCGATTCCGGAAAAATTGTAATGCTGCTGGAACAGTATTTGCCTATGCTGGCAAATATGAAAGTCATCATGGACAGCGGTCAGGTTGTCGGTTTGCTTGCCCCCGGCATGGATGCAGAACTAGCCAAAATCAATGCGAGGAGGGCAAGGGCCGTATGATAGGAAAAGTATTTTTTGACGGAAAAGACACTTACACAGAATACGGCCTGCTGCTTGCAAGCAAGTCCATAGCTCTGCCGGAAGTCCGCACGAACATGATCGATGTTCCGGGCCGGGACGGCCTGCTGGATGCATCCGAAGTGCTGACCGGAGAAGTCACCTATAAGAACCGTACTATTACACTGAAGCTCACCGGCGTGGACACGGTGAGCGGCAAGACATGGCCTGCTACGATTTCCGATTTCTGCAACAAAGTCCACGGCAAGTTCGTTAAAATAACATTTCCTGAGGACACCGCCCATTTTTACAGTGGGCGGTGCTCCGTTGGGCAGGTGGGGCTTGTCAAAATGATGCAGACTATCCCGGTCACGGTTGACTGCGACCCGTGGAAATACAAGAACGCAAAAACCACGGTTTCTCGCGCTGACCTTAGCAAGGCCTACAAACAGCTATCCTTACCCAACGAGCGCCGGCCTGTCATCCCTACTATCACGGTGGCCCAGGACACCACATTGCTTTGGGGCAGCAGCACAATCAACATCAGCGCGGGAGATCATATTTTGCCGGACATCCGGCTTGCGGCTGGAAGCAATACCCTGAAAGCAAAAGTAGCAAGCGGCACAGGTAGCATCACTGTGACATACCAGGAGGCGAGCCTGTAATGTATCAACTCAAATACAAAAACTATATCCTGTATGATCCGCGCCTTGCGGATGAAAAACTAATCGTCCGTGACCCTTCTGTGAAGCTGGCGGTCAGCAAGGCCGGGGAAATGTCCTTTACGGTGGACGCAGAACATCCCTATTTAAGCAATCTTCGCCGCATGAGCGGCTTTGTGGAGCTTCTGGATGGCACTTTCCCTATATATAGGGGAAGAATAACCAGCGATATAAAAGACTTCTACGGGGCGCACAAAATCGAAACAGAGGGCATTATGGCGGCGCTGAATGACAGCATCATACCGCCGTTCAACTTCCCAGAGGGCTTTACGGAGGACGCTTCCTATAATGCCGCCGCCGCAAGCGGGAATGTGGTGGAATTTTTTTTCCGCTGGATTCTGTCACAGCACAATGCGCAGGTGTCTGCTGAGCAGCAAATCCTCCCCGGTGTCTGCACTGTGGCGGACCCAAACAACTACATCACCCGCGGCAGTACCGACTACCTGACTACGATGGAGGCCATCCGGGGCAAGCTGTCCGAGTCCTCCCTGGGCGGGAATCTGCTGATCCGATACGAGAATGACGGCAATTATTTGGACTATTATGCGGAACTGCCGCTGACAAATACGCAGACGGTGGAATTTGCCGAAAACCTGCTTGACCTATCCAGTGAGGTTGACGGCACGTCTATCTACACTGCTATCCTGCCGGAAGGCAAGGATGGCCTGACTATCGGAAATCTGCCGGACGGTGACTTGACGGATGACCTTGTGAAGTCCGGGAAAATCATCTACAGCAAGTCCGGCGTGGCCACATATGGCCGCATTACCCGGCATATCAAGTGGGACGATGTGACCGCGGCCGCCAACTTGCAGACCAAAGCCAAGGCGGCCCTGGCCGATAACGGCCTGTCCATGCCGGAGACCATCACCTGCAAGGCGGTGGATTTGGGTTGGCAAGAGGGCATCCAGCATTTCCGGGTGGGCAGGATGACGGCACTTTTGAGCACACCACACGGCTACAGCGCATCCTACCCGCTGATGGAGTTGGCCCCGGACATCCTTGACCCAGGCAACACACAAATCACGTTGGGCGGGACCAGCCGCACATATACCGGATCGCAAATTGATGCTGATCGAAAAACAAACGAGCGCATTGAAAACACGCGCGCGGAGTTAATCGAGCGGGTGGAAGATTCTACAGGCCAGATAACCCAAACCACTACCCAGCAGATCACCGATTTACAACAGAATGTCAATTCCATTATCTTGTCGGCGCTGGAAAACTATGTGGAAACCAGGGATTTCGGCAGCTACAAGGAGGAGGTCAGCACAAGGCTCTCCGTGCTGACCGACCAGCTTGGCATTGACATCACCAAAGTCACCGAGCGCATTGATGACGTAGACGGCGATTTGCAAGCCAAGTATGAATCCATCACCAAAGCCTTCCACTTTACGGACGATGGCTTGATTATCGGAGAGAGTGGTAACGAAATCCTTTTGCGGCTGGATAATGATGTATTACAGTTTGTCCGCAATAATACCCCAGAATTGCAGATCACGGCAGATGGCGTGGAGACAATGCGAATCAAGACCACTGTGTTGATTATCGGCAACGTTGTTATACAGGCGGACGATAACGGTGATGTGATTGTCAGCTAAGGAGGGAACGCCCCATGAGTGTATATCAAAATCTATCCTTGGAGCAAGTTGGCCAATCCATAGCCAACAATACCTCCAAAGTCCGCATCAAGTGGACATCACAGCAGACCGGCACCAGCTATAATGATGCCCCCGGTGATAAGGCGTATTACTACATCACCATTAATGGCGGCACAGAGACCGAGTACACAGTAGCGTTTACGCTGCCGCAAAATACCACCAAGACCATCTTGGATACCACCCTCACCGTCAGCCACAAGGCTGATGGTACTGGGAGCATTAAGGTGCGGACGTGGATGGACACGGAGATCAGCGCGGGCGTAATCACGCAGACCAAGACGCTGACGCTGGACACCATCCCACGCGCATCTGCTGTATCAGCGCCCAGCACGGGCACACTCGGTACGGCCCTTAAAATCACAGTTGACCGCAAGAGCGCAAACTTTACTGACAAACTCTATTACAAGATTGGCAGCAAAAGCGCTGTGCGGCTCACGGGATATGATGGCACAGCGGAAACTTACTCCTGGACGCCTCCTGTTAGCCTCGCCATTAACGCGCCCAACAGCACAAAACTGGCCGTGACACTTATTGCCGACACCTACAACGGCACCGCTTATGTGGGCCGGTCGGAGTGTACGGTGACGCTGGCAATCCCGTCAAGCGTGGTGCCAACGCTGTCAGTGTCCGTAACTGACCCAACGGGCAACAAAACGAAATATACCGGGGATTTCCTACAGCTGCGCAGTAAAATCAGAGTTGCAATCACTGGCACGGGTGCGCAGGGCAGCACCATTAAATCCTATAGCATTAAGGTGGGCTGGTCGGCTGGCTCCGGCACACTGTATACCGCATCTGCGGCGACCGGCACAACGGGGCTTTTGCCTTACTACGGCACGGTGTATATCACATGCGCTGTAACTGATAGCCGTGGGCGGACGGCTACAAAATCAATTGAGTATACCGTAAAGCCCTACAGCGTCCCCACCATCTCGGCCATTTCGGCCACCCGCTGCACGCAAAATGGCACAGCGAGCCGCACGGGAGAGTACGGTAAAGTCACCTTTACCGCCGCCATTACCCCGCTATCTAACAAAAACACGGCGGCTTACACGGTGCAGTATCGAGAATATGGTGACACGGGATTATGGACGGAGGTAACGCCGACGATACCGGAGGCCGATAAGTATGCCCCCAAAAACATCACCACTATTTTCCCAGCCGATACAAATAAGCGCTACACAGTGCGTGTGGTGGCAACGGATGCTTTTAGCACCAGCAATTCCAGCATGCGGGACATTTCAGCGTCCTTTGTGCTGCAGCACTTAGCAAAATCAAAATCATCCGTTGGGATTGGCCGACTGTGCGATGACGATAAAACCAAGGCATTCCAGGTGGGGCTGGATGCCTACTTTGACAAGTCAATCTATGCGGATCGGTTTGTCTACATGGGCGGATACAAAAAATCAGACACGGAAAAAGACATCTATTTTCAAACCACGGACGGAGCCGCAAATCCGCACAATGTGGGCGTATACGGCGGCAACGGGGAATCCACAGCAGCTTGGGGCGTTTACGACGCCCAAAACAGCCGCAGCGTGATTCGTTACGACGATGTGGCGGGTACCCTGACGCTGCTGGGCCTTGGGCCTGCCAATCTGACGATTGGCGCGTCCGGATCAAACTTGAAGGGCTTTAGCGGTATGGCAAAATACTCCGCTATGATGGGCCTCGGAATCCTGAGGGTGTCTGGAGAGACCAATGTTGCGCTAACGGCGGATACGACATACGACATTGCCAGTATTACCGACCACAATCCAACGGCCACTTACCCTCTGAGCGTGTACTGCCAAAAGTCATTAGATGCGAGGCTGACCACCTCCGGCATCATACAGATACGCCCCAAAGAGGCTATAGCCGTCGGGTACTACATCTACATCGCCGGAATATGGATTGCAAGCTGAGTGAGTAGGTGCGCCGTATGGATCCTTTGTGGCTGTTATTGATTATCCCCGCATCATCGTGCTTGGGGTTTATGTTTGCCGCTCTGCTGGCGGCAGGAAAGGAATGAACATGACGGAAACTATCATTGTGGCCTTGATTACCGGCGGCTTGTCGCTGCTGGGGGTAATCATCACCAGCAGCAAAACCACCCGAGATGTGCAGGCCAAGCTGGATACGCATCAAGCCATCACCGACACTAAGCTGGAGGAGCTGACCCGGGAAGTTCGGGAGCATAACAATTTTGCGAGGCGCGTCCCGGTGCTGGAGGAGCAGATCAAGGTCGCCAACCACCGCATCGCCGATTTAGAAAACAAGAATTAATATTTGTGGTGCCCGAATCGGGCACAGAAAGGAGCAAACCATGAAAATCCCTGACAAGCTGTATGACATTCTCAAGTGGCTGGTCATCATCGTCCTGCCGGCCATTGCCACGCTGTACGCGGCCTTGTCCGCCGTGTGGGCCTGGCCCTACTCGGAGGAGATCGTCACCACCATCACCGCCGTGGACACGTTCCTGGGCGCTGTGCTGTGCATCTCCACGGCCACCTACAACAAAGGGGACAGCGGCAATGAGTAATTCCAGCTTGGTATCTTACACCAAACTCTCCCCTAACTGCGACCATCCACGGAACCACGCCATTGACAAGATCACCATCCATCACATGGCCGGTGATCTGTCTGTGGAGACCTGCGGCAATCTCTTTGCCAAACCCAGCTACGAGGCCAGCTCCAACTATGGTATCGGCTCCGATGGCCGGGTGGGCCTCTATGTGGACGAGGGCGACCGCGCATGGGCCTCTGCGTCTCCCAGCAACGACAACCGAGCCGTCAACATCGAGGTTGCCAACTGCGCCACCGGCGGCGACTGGCCCGTGTCCAATGCAGCTTATAGCAAGCTGATTGACCTGTGCGTGGACATCTGCCAGCGCAACGGCATCAAGGCCCTTAACTACACCGGGGGTGCAGACGGCAACCTGACCGAGCACCGTATGTTTACGGCTACGGCTTGTCCCGGGCCCTACCTGCACAAGCGCATGGGCCGCATTGCCGCAGAGGTCAATAGCCGTCTATCTGCCCAGCCTGCTAAGTCCGTGGACGAGGTTGCCCGGGAGGTGATCCGTGGCGAGTGGGGCAATGGCTCCGACCGCCGCCAGCGCCTGGAGGCAGAGGGGTACGACTATGATGCCGTGCAGGATCGCGTGAATGAGCTGCTGAACAGCAAGGAAGAGCCTGAGCAGCCGGGCAAGCCCGCCACGCTGGACGTGAATGTCGGCGAGATTGTGGATTTCAAGGGAGGCAAGCACTATACGAGCGCAAATGCCACATCCGGCACTGAAGTCAAGGCATCCAAGGCAAAAGTGACGGCAAAAAGCAGCGGCAAGCATCCGATCCACCTCCGAGCTGTTAATGACAAAGGCGCGTACATTAGCGGCGTGTATGGCTGGGTTGATCTCAGCACCATCAGCACTGGTAGTGTTGTGAAAAAGTCAGTTAACGAGATTGCCCTGGAAGTTATTGCCGGCAAATGGGGCAACGGTGCTGAGCGTCGCTGCAAGCTCGAATCCGCTGGATACGACTACGCTGCTGTCCAGAAGAGAGTGAACGAGCTGCCCATCTGAGCGGCTGAAGGATGCCGGGTTTGATGGGTATATCCGGTAACGGTAAACACCTGGAGGGCGCAGAGGACATCGCTACGCCGGCCTCACGCCCGTGCATAAGCATCCGCACCTCCACGGCACACCGTGGGAAATGATAGATCAGCACAAAAGGATCCGCAAAAAACTATCCACTATGGCACCATGCCGCGCCACAGAAACAATCCGTGCGGTAGGGCTACCGGAAGACGAGGAAACCTGTGTAATTGACGTGGACGTTTTTGGCCGCACCTGCGTACAGACGGCGGCAAAACTACATATCAGCGTAGATGGATTTTACAAATTGCGCCGCCGCGCATACCAAAAACTGGCGGATGCATTCAATTCCTAAAAATAGCCGCGCCCTTTTTGGGCGCGGCTATTTTTCGTTTTTGCACACAACGAGAAACTAATTAAAGAGGGAAAGAAGAAGCTTAATTATTGCAGAATCAAGGCAGAATCCGGGCAGTTTATCTGCCCGGATTTTTTTATTATAGAGGCAAGGAGGCTGGAATATGTACGAGCGATTAATCAAATGCGGGTTTACCGCGCAAATGGCGCAGGATATTTGCATTCTGTACGCAGACGATCCCCGGGGGCTTTTAGCGTATGTGGAAATCGCTGAAAGCCTATATAGGGATTGCGATCATGTATAAATATTTTAATCCAAATCCCTGCGGGAAAAACGTGTCAGATTGCACTGTCCGTGCGATCTGTAAGGCCACGGGAAAGGATTGGGGCGAGGTTTACCTCCGGCTGTGCATGCAGGGCTACTTGGACGGTGACTTGCCCAATTCAAACGCCTGTTGGGGCGCGTATATGCGGTCCTTAGGCTACCGGAGATACATCATACCGGACACTTGCCCGGACTGTTACACGGTCGGCAGGTTTGCCGATGAGCACCCGCGCGGGACGTATATTCTCGCCTTCTCTGGGCATGTAGTGTGCGTTCAGGACGGGATCATCTATGACAGCTGGAACAGCGAGAACGAAATCCCGCTTTATTTCTGGGACAAAGAAACGGAGGAATGAACATGGCATATCCCTATTTCAACCCCTATTATCCGCAGTCGATGCCGGACAACCTCATGCAGATGCGGCAGATGCAGCAGCCACAGATGCAGCCCATGCAGCAGCCTATGTCGCAGCCAGTGCAACAGAACCCCATCGCGCAAGGCGGCGTGCAGTGGGTAAGCGGCGAGCAGGAGGCAAGAGGTTATCTCATCGCGCCCAACTCTGCCGTAGCACTGTGGGATTCCACCGCTCCCACCGTTTACCTCAAGCAGGCAGACGCAAGCGGGAAACCGACGCTCAAGATTTATGACCTCGTAGAACGCACAGAAACGGCCCCTAACGCGCCGCAAAAGCCGGGCGTGGAATTTGTCACCCGCAAGGAGTTTGACGCGCTGGCGGCGCTTGTGGGCGAATTGAAGGGCAAGAAGAAGCGCAAGGTAGAGGAGGACGAGGACGATGACTAATCCGTTCATGGCCGCGCTGGGCGGCGGGCAGATGCCCGGACCGGTAGGCCAGTTCCAGCGCATGATGCAGCAGTTCAACCAGTTCAAAGCAAATTTCAAGGGTGACCCCAAAGCGGAGGTCGAAAAGCTCTTGCAGAGCGGTAAGCTGAACCAGCAGCAGCTCAACCAGCTTCAGCAGATGGCAAAGCAGTTTCAAAGTCTGATGCAGTAAGCAAACAAATTAGCAAAGAGTTTGCTTATTTACAGGAATCTTATCGTGGCCACGATTTGATGAATAAAAATTTTTCAAAGGAGTGATACTATGTCTCTTTCTGACGGCGGCGTTCAGGCCACTATGCCTGTTGCGCCTACCGGCATGATGAACAGCGGCTTTGGCGGCTTCGGCGGCGATGGCGCGTGGTGGATCATCATTCTTTTCCTGTTTGTGTTCTGCGGCTGGGGCGGCAACGGCTGGGGAAACAACGCCGGCAATTCCGGCGGCGTGGTCGACGGCTACGTGCTGACCTCTGACTTTGCCAATGTCGAGCGCAAGATCGACAGTGTAAATCAGGGGCTTTGCGACGGATTTTACCAGCAGGCGCAGCTTGTCAACGGCACCAACATGGCGATGGCCAACGGCTTTGCGCAGGCTGAGCTCTCCCGCAGTAACCAGCAGGCGGCTCTCATGCAGCAGTTGACTGCAATGCAAATGCAGGCCGCTGAGTGCTGCTGCAACACCCAGCGCAGCATCGAGGGCGTGCGGTATGACATGGCTGCTCAGGCTTGCGATACCCGGAACACGGTGCAGAACGCGACCCGCGACATCATCGACAACGCCAACAGCAACAGCCGCGCAATCCTCGACTTCCTCACGCAGAGCAAGCTCTCTGACCTCCAGGCCGAGAACCAGGGTTTGAAGCTGGCGGCAAGCCAGGCGGCTCAGAATAGCTATCTGGTTTCGCAGCTGCGCCCCTCTCCCATTCCGGCCTACACGGTGCAGAATCCTTATTGCTGCAACCAGTTTGCCGGTTGCGGCTGCTGACAACTGCATAGCGTAGCTTTTCCCTATGTTGGGAAATGGTCGGCCCCATGCCGATACTATAAACAAAGGCGGCGGGGCAATAGCCCTGCCGCTGTATTTTATGAAAGGACTGAAATTATGGCTGAATATGTAAATCCCGGAATCGTGACCGTCCTTGCTGGCCAGAATATTCCGATGGTATCCACTGCGGCTTGCGGCAAGCCCTGCATCGTCCACCGCGAGGGCAGTGGACTTGTCACCCTGCGCGGATTGACGCAGCAGTGTAAGGCGCGCTTTAAGGTGAGCTTTGGCGCGAACATCGCCGTCCCCACGGGCGGCACGGTAGGCGCGATCACCACGGCGCTTGCCGTCAACGGCGAAGCACTCAACGGAGCAACGGCGACCGTCACCCCGGCTGCGGTGGAAAACTATTTTAACGTCTACGTCAGCGCCATCGTGGAAGTGCCGCGTGGTTGCTGCGTGACTGTGGCAGCGAAGAACACCAGCGCGGAGGCGGTCAGCTTTGCCAATAGCAACCTGACCATCGACCGTGTGAGCTGAGAAAGGAGAACACAATGGGTATGAAATCTATGTATGAACTGCGGGATATGCTCTGCAAGGAGCTGGACGAACTGGCCCGAAAAGGCGAATTGGGTGCGGGCGACCTGGAAATTGCCCACAAACTGACAGCAACCATCAAGAACATAGATAAAATTGACATGATGGAATCAGACGGCTATTCTGGCGGCGGTGATTGGGAAGCGGATATGCGCGGCGCCTATGGCCGGGGCAGTTCCTACGCGCGGCGCGGCTCGCACTATGTGCGCGGACATTACAGCCGCGCGGATGGCGCGGAGCATCTGCGCACCCAGCTAAACGACATGATGCGGGAAACGGATGACGAGCGCGTCAGGGAGGCCCTGCGCCGCGCTGTCAGCCTTATGGAGAATTAAAGGGGGATTCCCCATGATCGATGAAACCGAGCTGAAACTATGGATCGCACGGCTGGAAACAGAAGAATCAAGCTGGCCCAATTATGAGAAACTGGCGGCGCTCTACATTATCCGTAACGAGCACGGCGGGGAGCAACTGCAGGCGAAAGCTCCCCCAATGCTGTATTCTGCAGAGCCCGCGCCGGCCAAGACAATAAACCCCTCCGGCAGTGAATTTTTGAAAGCGGTCGGGAATGTGGCACAGGATAGGGCGTGGGAAGTCATGGACGAGCTTATGGACACCCTAAAAATCGTCAATGAGAAAGCCTATAACAGCGTCCTAAAAAAACTAACCTAAATCGCTACTACTAACACATTACTAACAAAGTTAATCTTGGCAAAAATAAAAAGTCCGGGAACCCTTGAGATTCCTGGACTTTTTGGTGCGCGGTACAGGACTTGAACCTGTGACCCCATGCACGTCAAAATATACCCGTTCTGAATATATAAGCACAAAAGTTAATAAGAATAACAATATTT